ACTCCAATGGTAATTGTTCCAGAAGAAGTAACAGGTGTGCTGGCAATTGTAAATTCTGATGATCCAGCGTCTCCCAATCCTACTGAAGTTACTGTTCCTGAATTGGAAGGGGTAACTTTACTAAATGCAATTGAATCTGAATCTAATGTTGCTGTATTATTGGTTGTGCAAAGCCAGAAAGTATTATCATTGCTTGTTCCTTGATTGATAATAACCATCTGTCCAGATAATTCTGAAATGGTATTGAAATCCGTATCTCTGCTAGCTGCTCCTGATGCAACAACGGTATAAACTCCGTTCTGACTAGCGGTGGACTGATCTTTAAGTAAAACCCTATCCCCTGTTGCAAGGGTAACACCGTCTAGCGTATCTCCGTTTTCAAGTGCCGATGCAATGGTTACATCCGCAGTTGATGCCGCTTCGCAAAGGATTCTTGTTTTTAAACCTGTAACAAGATTGTCAACATAGGTTGTTGTAGCCTTTGTGTCCATTTGGGTTTGAATGGCAGAACTAACTCCATCCAGATAACCCAGTTCTGTTTCTGTTACATCCGATACTGCAATCTTTTGCGAACCGTTAGAAATAACAGCCCTGTTTGCTGTTAAAGATTCTGTATCAATTGTTGTAGCTGAACCTGTAATGGTTGCCTGTTTAGCGTCTAGCTGTGTTTGAATTGCGGATGTTACTCCACTCACATATCCCAACTCTGTATCCGTTGTAGCTGAAACAGCCACCTTCTGAGATCCGTTGGATATTAATGCTCTTGAAGCTGTTAATGATTCAGTGTCAATGGTAGTGGCAGATCCTGTTATGGTCGCCTGCTTTGCATCCAATTGTGTTTGAATGGCACTTGTAACTCCTGAAACATATCCTAGTTCGGTATCGGTTGTTGCCGATACTGCAATTTTCTGTGATGCGTTGGAAACAACGGCTCTACTAGCTGTCAGTGATTCAGTGTCTATGGTTGTTGCCGATCCAGTGATTGTTGCCTGTTTAGCATTAATCTGAGTTTGAATGACAGAGGTTACTCCGTTTAAATAATCGAATTCTGTTGAAGAAACATTTCCACCGCCAATTTTAGCGGCACTAATTCCTGTAGGTATTGAATCGTTGGTGCTAGTTATAATTCCTACATAAACAGAGGTAATGGCTTCATTGGATAATGAACCGCTATCCCATGTTACGTTGACTGTGGTATTGGTTGAAAAGGATGTGCTGGAAACAGTTCCATAAATTGTGCCTGGTGTTGATGCAACTAATTTAATTCTTCTGTTTGCATGATAGATGGATGTAACATCCGCTCCGTCAATAGTAAAAGCTGTACCTGAAACATAAGTCGCAGTATAGGTTCCTGCACCGTCTCCATATTCTACCCATTGTCCGTCATTATACCATTGTCTAATGTCCGCCATCACATCTCTGAAGGCGTTATTAATATTTGATGGTAGCATACCCTCTGCAACAGATACTGAGTTTGTTCCTGTTGTTGAGTTGCTTGCTGCTGTTGTGTTATATTTACCTATATATGTTCCTGACATAATTCTCCTTAATTCATAAACCAGTTAAATGCTTTGTTGTTTTCTGTATTATTTTTATTGACCAAAGTATTAACCGCTTCTTCTAATTGTCTTTGAAAATATTCCTGCGTTTCAAAGGAATATCTAACATTATCTATATCTATTTTATCACTCATCTTATTCCTGCCCTTGTTGCCGAAATATCCACCCCTTGTGCATGATCGTATGTTGTTCCTGATGCGATTTTAACATTAGCCCTAATGTATCTTCCGGATTGTCTTACTGGATTAATACCGCTTGTAACTGTAGACGCTGAAGAAGATTCTGTAGCCGTATCCTGCAGTCGTTCCCTTGTTTTAACTGTAACGGTTGATGATGCATTGATAAGAGGTCTAACGCCAAGTATGTTGGCTCTTAAACCTGGAAAGGGTTCCAGTTCATCGGTTTCTATTTCCGATTCATTTGAATTTCCAGAAAAGATCGCAGCGTTATAATCTGAATCTACTGCTCCTAAAAACATTTGTCCGCCACTCCAATAATCTGTATCTAGTGCGGCTCCTATATTTTCTAAATTTTCAGAAATAATATCCATAAGCTCTACCGTGTAGGCTCCTACAAACTGTGAAAATATTGAACTGGCACTAGCTTCTGCCAATGACCATTTTTGCGTAACATAATTATAAATAATTATTTTATCACAAATCCCTGTTGTGTTGGATGTGTTTGCTGTGCTTGGAAATAACCACATCGCTAACTGATTAAATGGATCTACGGCTGCACAAATTCTATCTGAAAATCCTTTATTAAGGTTAAGATCAAAATATCGATTCACCTTTTCAGAACCAATGGGTAAAATCTGATCTCCGTTAATTTGATAAAAACCATCGTCTGCATAAAAGAATATTTGCCTATTATCCTGACAAACGGTTCTTCCATACATCGCACCTCTATTGGGAGATATAACCGAAAGTCTAAATACCGTATTGCCACCCACATAGTCCATACGAATGATTTGGTTTTGCCTAAATACATAACCTACTTCGCCTGATGTTATGGCTACCACCTGTCCACCTGAACCAGGTAAATCTTGACTATCCGATTGACTTACTCCTGATGTCCACTCGGTCAAATCATTAATGCCTGACCATTGTATTCTGTTTGTTGCACCTGAAATATTTCCAGCTACCAAAAAATCCCTAACCACTCCTGAAACCCTGAATACAGGATTGCCGGTTGCTATATCGCTTAGATCGGCAAAGACAGATGATGTTCCCATTAAATAATACTGGGGAGCATCTACTCCGTTGCTTGCAATTATATATTCTCCAAATTGTGTGAAGGTAATAAAATCTGTTGTTGTTCCTGATAATGGAGAACCACCTGTAAAATCGGTAACGGCAAGCCTGGTATCATCAGAAGAAGTAACATCAAGGTTATCATTTCCTACTGTTGCCCTTGTAGCCGTAACTACGTTTGCTGCTGGATTAACTGCTGAAAAATCAGCATGAGCATTAATACAGGTATAAATATTATCTGCCGTAGTATCATTATCAGTTTCAGTTTTAAATTCATCTGTTCCGG